ATCTTCAATTGCTGCGCTCATAAATCACTCCGTAGTTAGTTGCCGTATAACAACAACAGGCAGCGCGACACTGCGTGCGCCTGCTGTAAGGGTTATAACTCCTATCGGGCGCAAACAAACTTGTCGCCAGCTTTAAGTATTTTCACAGGCTGGTTCATATCCCGCCGCTCGGTGTATTGGTCGTGCAGATTGTTCAGGTCTAATATCACCTTCACGTTCTGCTTTTTGAGCGTGTCATAGTGATGCCCGCATACAAAAAAGCTCTCACGATCTTTGGATGTTGCGGTGTCGCCTTCGCGCATATCTGACAGCTTTTCGTACTTTTCAATAAATTCTACATTCACAGCTTGTCTCCTTAATGCGTTATAACAATCACAGGCACGGGACAGGCCCGTGCTGTGGGGGTTAGGCGTGATTTCTACCGGTTTCGCAGTGGTGGCATTGCTTTTCGCCGCCCCTGAATTTGTATCGTTGGTGTATGCCAAGCCAGCGGCACAGTTTGGGATTAATGTGCACGTAGGCGAAGTTGGTCACGGCGGTATGCCACTTCTTGCTGCGGTTAAAGGTGATGGATTTGGAGTACTGCATCCAACCGCGAGGGCGCACTGTAATTTCATAGCGCAACGGGTTTAGCCACCACTTCAACGGCACGCATCGTCTTGGTATGTCCGCATCGCCAATCATGTAGATCAGGATGGCGCGGGTATTCAAAACCATCTGTTCTGGGCAATTCATATTTTCAACCTCTCTAAAAACGCCTAGCAACGGTAGGCTGTCGGACTTCGTTACGCTGCGCTTCACTGCGCAGTTGCTATTGGGGGTTAGTTGCCTTCCTTAATTTTTGCTTTGAGTTTCGCGTTCTCAATACGTAGCCGCTTGTTCTCTGCTTCCAGCTCGCGCTTTTGCTGTCGGCGCTCGTAACGGCTGCCCCATACTTCAGTCGCAGCCGTGGAACTTTCATTGCATTGCCGGTTTATCGGCATCGGCGGGTATCTCATATTGTAAATCCTCTATTCACGTTCAAGTTTTTGGCAACTAACAACACGCTATTGCCGGACTGCCTACGCTTCGCTTCGGCAGCCGCAAAGCTGGGGGTTAGCAGGCCAACTGTGCCCGGCAAATTTCAAGCTGGCGCCCTATCGAAAGGCCAGTCTTTTCTTTGTGCGCAACGAGCTGATCAGCAAGTATTTGTGGTGTCAGGTCGCACGCCTCCATGGTCAGTTTCATAAATTCCTTTTTGTCTTTCTCATCCATCCATGACTCGAACATCGGCTCAAAGATCAGTTTCGCAATCTCATCAGGCCGCGTTAACAACTCGGTCAAATCGGACTCACTACGCTTCGCTTCGTTCACCGTTCACCTCCGGGTTATGGGGCTTGCAGTATCCGGCCAAGCCGCAATATGTGTACCGCTTCGCCTTCAGGCGCGCCCCATTCAGTTATTCCAGGTCCACCCAGGTGCTCGCCCAGTTCGATCAGCATAGTTGGCGAGGTCGGGCTGTAGCCGTTGCGAAATTGGATCGCGTCAAACTTTTTATTGTTCAGCCGGCGATTCCAATACGGCTTCATCTCGCGGTATTCCTCTTTCTTCTCGCCGCTGGCTATCATGTCAAACCAGCGCTTTTTCAATGTAAGGTGTAGCACTTTCATATTTCGACCCTACGCTGTTGGATGCGGCGCAATCACGCTCAGGTCGATCTGAGCGCCGTTGCCAATATTAAAATTCCAGGCCACGCGCCCGTGAGGCTTCTGCTCTGCTTCGCTGAGTTCGGCGCCCGGAAAAACCAGCGTTATATAACTTTCAAGCCTTTTCAGGAGCTGGTCGAGGCTTGCAGCCTGTTTCGTCCAAGCGACTGCGATGCAATCCATATCTGTTGCTAAGCTGCCGTGCAGTGCGAGTGCATACCCGCACTCTCTGGCTACCTCGCACATGCCGGGATAGAGCGTCACGTAAGCTGGGGCAATATTTGGTGCTTTCATCGCAGCGCTCGCGCCTCTTCCATCTGAATCGCTCTGCTTATAGCATCCGCCGCTTCGCTTAAATCCTGAGCCGTATCGCCCTTGCCGCGAATACCTGAGCACAACAGCTTTTTGATGGCATGCTGTCTGGCGGGGCAGGTTACGCTGAATGCGTCAAGCACTGCATAAACATCAGCTTTGCCGTCTACAAGGCAGCGCATGGGGCGGAGGTATTTTGAGCCGCTGGAATTGAACGGTTCGCTGAGGCTCGTGATGCGGCGCGTGTTCCAGTGTTCGAGGCGCGCGCAGGTGTCACAGTCAAGGCATTCGATGCCTGCGTGCTCGCCGTCATCATCAGAAAACATAATTTCGGAGTGCCTGATGTTGGTGCTGCTGCAAAATGGGCATGGCAACAGAGTTGAGGTTTCAGTTGCATTGTTCATGGCAATAGGCCCGCCGGTGGCCAGGGCAGGCCACGCCATCGCGTGTGTCCTCGGCTCATGAGCCAGTTGCGGCTCTGCCGGCGAAGCTCGTAGGGAATCACTGTTAGTTCAACGCGCACCTGATGCATTGATATTTCCAGAATCTCATCGCTGGTGTTGCGCGCGCTAGCGTAGCCCTTTTCAATTAAGGCTTGCCGGTAGGCGGCGACGTCGAGGTCTATCACGGCTTTATGCCGTGGTGGCACTGTTACGTTCAATGGTGTTCCTCCTGCGCAATTGTTTCGGCGGGTGGTCCCACTCGCATGGTGGTGTTCTGTCCGGTCGCATTGGCAAACCAGTTGAGGCAGGCGGCACCGCAGGTGATGATGTGGTGGCGGTACTTTTCTGTATCGCCGTAGCGTTCTGCCTGGGTGGCTTTGGTGGCGAGGTAGCCGATCAGCCAGAGCCAGTTGTCGGGGCTTTTGCCTTCGTCGTGTTCGGTGCCCCAGCGGTAGCGTTGATGCCGCGCCTCGTTGCTGATGGCGGTTAAAAAATCCTCTATTTCTGGCGTGTTAATCCGCTCCAGTTGTGAGCGCAGCAAATCAAGTTCGCAGTAGGGGCAGCCGGTGGCGCCCTTGCCGCCAGACTCAAGATGCTCGTGTGAGCTGCACCACTGGCTGCGTGGCTTGTGCTGTTCGTTTGGTGTACGCGTGTCTTGAGGCAGGGCATGCCAGCGCTTTTCGGTGAACCACAGGCGGTCGCCGCACGTGTCGCATCGGGCGTGTACGATTGGCTCTGGATACATCTTGGGGTTTAGCTGAAAGTCGGGTTGGCCTTCGGCATTTTTGCTGGGTATCCAGTAGTGCTTGTGCATGTGATTTCTCCTGCTGCGGTGTTTGTTAATTTACGCGGGCACGGGCTCCTTCTTTTTGGCGGACGCCTTTTTGCGGGGTGCAGCCTTTGTCTTGGTGGCGGATTTTGGTTTCGCCTTCGCCTTCGGTTTGGCTTTAGGTTTGGGCGCCGGCGGGTACAGCTCGTTCTCTACCTCCTCGCGAGTCGGTCGATTTTTTTCGAGCTTGATGTTGTAGGTTTCCAGGAGTGCATCGATTGGAAAATGGGATGCACTCCAGTTTGATAGCCCGAGTGGGTGTCTGTGGAATTCGTCTCCGTCCTCGGGTACTAGGCAGGCTTTTAGCAGTTCGGAAATTTTAATGGCGGGGTGCTCGCGGGCGGGCTTCTTCAGGTCTACCGTTGTCACGCACAGCAGCTTGAATATCGCGCGTATTTTTTTCTGTGCGACCTGCACTTCTTTGGCGCTGTATTCGTCGGGATCATCAACGATATCGAAAATGCCGGACTCTCGAATAGCGAACATTGCCATGATGTGCGTTGGCTCGTTAAGCGGCAGCGCTTTATTGATTTCCTGCATGGCCTCTTCTACCCAGGCGCGGTGCCGCTGGCCAAATTCAGAATGAATTTTCATGTCGCGGTCGTAGCTATCCTGCCCGCGTAGTTCGCCGTTGGTTTTTTCCTTCGGCTCCTGCCTGCGTTTAGCGGCTTCTGCGACGGCCTTGGGCTGCACGAAGTCAACCTCTCGCTCTGCGATCGCGGCTGTGAAATGTTTTACAGTCGGCTTCTCGTTGGTTTTAAATGCGGTGTTTGTCGCTTTCTGCACGGCACGGCTGGCGAGTTTGTTCTTTTCCTTGTAGCAGCTTGCCTGCAGGCACTGCGGCTTTTTTGGCTGGTCGTCGCTGAAGAGGTCCATGCGGTTGGCAGAGTTCTGCGGGCAGCTGCTGCAGGCGGGCTTGCCGGCAAACTCTGCATCGAGCTTCCAAGGGACTGCGCTCAGATCCTGCAGGCGAGACTCTACGGCGCGGCGGGTTTCGGCAATGGTTTTGGGTGGCGCTTTGGATTCGGTTCGCTCTCGGCCATTGAGCCAGCTGCACTCGCGGGCAGCCACTATGCCCAGCACTTCCTCCTGGGGCTCGTGCCCTGCCAAGCGGGCAATCAGTTGTGCATGCTGCAGATGAATGTCGCCATCCATAAAGGCCTGCTTTACGCGATCGGAGAGGCGGGCCATAGCCAGGCGTTTGTCTACCCACGTTTTGCTGCGGCCGATGCGTTGAGAAATTGCTTCCACCATGTCGAACTCGGTGCCGTTGCCCTGTTCGTCATGCTCGGTGCGGATGGTTTCGGCGAGATCCTCGCAAAAGCGAGCTTCTTCCAGCGGGTGAAGTTCTTTGCGTTCGAGATTCTCAATGGCCTGCAGGGCGCGAATCTCTTTCGGGGTAAGGCCTTTTACGATGAGCGCCGGGACCTGGCTGAGTCCTGCCATCAGTGCGTTGGCTTTGCGGCGAAAGCCAAACACCAGTGTGTAGCGGCCGTCGTCTTTCTGATTGACCTTTACGGGCTGCTGCACGCCGTTGGCCTGAATTGAGGCCTGCAGCTGTTCGTCGGCTGCCTTGTCGGTTACCAGGCGGTGGTTGTCTACGTCTTCGTCGATGAGGGCGATATCGATGTATTCAAATTGTTCGGCCATAAAATTCTCCGTTGGCGACAGGTCAAATGCTGTTGGTAAAAATCACGTCCAGCGCGGACGCAACCACAAAGCCCCAGATGAACGGAAAGAGCCATGGCAGTTCCGGTTGCTCGTCAGTGTGCTGGTGGTTCTGGTCGGCGCGGCTCGGTGATATCGGCGCTCGGCACGATGGCGAAACGTGAATGACGATTCGTTCTTTGGCAGGCCGTGGTTTAAGCGGTAGCGGCGTGACATTGTGGGCGCACGGGCTTTTTACTACGCTGAGCTTGGGGCGGCGCTTGTTGTTCATGACAGGCTCCTCTGGCGCTGCTGGGTGCGGTTCAGCGTGGTGTCGCTAAGGGGCACAAAGCCCCTGCTGAATTCGCTGTCGATCTGTTTGATGTGCCCGCCGGTGCGCAGGTACGCTTCAACATCTTTTTCAATCAAAGCTCGGCGCCTGGCTGAGCTGGTCGTTGTCGGCAGTTGGTCTGCATGGTTTGGGCGTAGCTTGGTCCAGTTCATGGCGTGCCTCTCTTTGTGGTTACCAGTGGTTCAGGCCGGTGCACCAGCCGGTGATGAAACTTTGCATTTGCCTGCTGCTTTCCTGCAGTTGTGCTGCGCAGGCGGCTTTGGTTCTATGCTCCACGCTGACAACCGCATGCCCGTTTGAGGTTTGCAGCAATACCAGCAGGAGCCAGGTGGTCATGATTGCTCCGTTAAAAAAGCCCGGTTACCCGGGCGACCCTGGATGGTTCTGTTGGTAGTGGTCATTGCACAGTGCCGCTGCCTCGGCCGGATCGTCGGTAACGTCGAGCATCTGCCACGGTGTTGCTCGACCCTTCGCCGGCGCCCACGCCATGTACATCGGTTGACCCAGCACGAGCGACTTGCTCACTCGGTAGCCCTTGTCGCTCTGGCTGTACCACTTGGTTTTTCTCGTCCATTTCATCTGCAATTTCCTGCAGCAACGCCATGCCTGGTTCTGTTACCAGCGTGACGGCGTAGTAGCGCTGTATGGTGGTGCCCTTCAGGTTGTAGCTGCGCTGCTCTACCCGAAAATATCCCGCATCGATGTAGCGCGTGAGGGCGATGTTTTTGCCCCCAAGAATTCGGCGCTGGCGCAGCTCTCGGTACAGTTTTTTGCTGCCTATGCCGAGCCGTTGTGCGGCTTCATCAATCCGGATATTGGTCATGGCTCCCCCTGTCAGGTGAGTGTGTGTTCCATGTTGGCCAGTGCGCGCAGCACGGCTTCCCGGTGCCGTATCCACACCGCCCCGCTGTGGTTGGCATGCAACCAGAGCATGACTTTGAGCGCGGCCAGGCACTGATACCGGTGGCCGGGTATGCGCTCGGCTCTGTAAATTTGCGAGGGTGTGGTGTGCATCATCAGACGCATCTCCTTTCCCATCCCTCTTCGGCTTGCTGGTCGGCATGCTCATGGCCGCTCGGGTATTCATCGGGCGGGTACACAAAAACCGGGCCGCCAGCGCCGCAGGTCGAGCATGTTATTCTTACTATGTTGTGCCCATACGGATGGCTGCCGTAAGCAGGGCCAACGTTGTGGCTATTGCAAAAGGGGCAGGGCTTCATGACGAGCACCTCTTGGAAAAACGAAATTAATTATCCTCGGCGGGCCTGCTCTAAGTGCGCAAAGACAGCGTGGAAAGTAGGGTTCTACGTTGATGCCGGTGGCCAGCCTAAATACCCATTCATATGCGCCGCGTGTGGTCACAGAACTGCGCAATTTGCAAAGCGTAGGGCTGTTGAGCGCTCCGGGCTGGACGTAGACACGGGGCACCCGAGGCAGCTGCCCCGAGTATGCGAAGTTTGCGGGTGTGCCGGGGCTGAGAGACATCACTGGGCGCCCAGTGCGCTTTTTGGTGTCGAGGCTGAGCGCTGGCCAACATCCTATTTGTGCCAGAGTTGCCATGCGCGATGGCATACCCTCGTTACGCCGAACATGCGATACGACGACTGATTCCGTGCGCTGCCGGGTTGTTCGCTCGGCTCTGTAAATTTGCGAGGGTGTGGTGTGCATCAGGCTGTCTCCAGCTTGAAATCTGGTGGGGCTGTGGCTATCGGTCCGTTTGCTTTCAGTTGCGCCAGCTGAATTTCGATGGATTGGAGTTTGAAGTCAGCGTCCGGAGCGTCGAGGTAAACGGTCCAGTCCAGCAGGCGGGGTCTTTTTGCGCCGAGGCGGTAGTCTGAGCCAGCAGGGTGTGCGTAAACGGTGAGCCCATCGATGTGCCCGAGATAGGTGACCATTACATCGGCGATCCGGGCCTGACTGATTTCCATGGCAGCGGCTGTGATCTTCAGTGCTCGCTCGGTGGGTGTCATGCTTTGCCTCCGTCGGGTGCTGTGTCTGTACCGTTCTGGGCGGCAGTCGCCAGCGTGATTTGCTCTGCGTCGGCACTCATGAGCTTCAGGCCTGCGTCGGCTGCAAAGCGCAAGATGGTGATGACGGGTGTGTTGTCGGGGATTTTTATGAGCATTTCGCGGTTCTCGCAGCGCGTCGTTTTGCAAACGCTACACAATACGTGTTCGCATGTCAACACGAAATGTGTAGTTCGGGTGCGAGCGTATTTCGATTTGCGAATTTACAGGGGTTTCGCGGGGAGGTTTTGGTTCAGGGCGGTGCCGGTGCTTTTAGCCCCAGCCGCCGCTTTCTTCGGCAGAGCTATGTCGAGTATCAGGTGCTGGCTTGCCGGTAAGTTGTTCGAGTTGACGGCTGAGTCGGTTTGATTGTTCCAGCATCTGATCCAGTCGCCCCTTTATGCCGAATACAGCAAACGGCAACAGCGCCCATAAAATTACCAGGGCGAATATGAAAAGCACCGCGATGATGTTCATGCCTTCGATAGCGTTAGTCATTGTGGTCTCCCGTGATTTTTTGGGTTTTTATTCTAGCTTGCATCCTTCTTGATTTCAGGCTGCGCCCCGTATGCGGGCGGTTGAGACTCAGCAACGCGGTGGAGCGTGTCCTTTCCCCGTGAATCCATGCGCACATATTTCCGTGCAAGGGCCTCCAGTGACGGGTCATCGTCCAGGCCACCAAGGTAAGAGGCGGGCTCTTTGAGTATTTTTGAAAGCGCCACGAGAATGTCTGGTGGTGGGTATCGGGTGCCTTGTTCGAAGTTCCCCAGGCGAGACGGGGTCAGCCCGGGGACATGGCCGGCCACGGCGACTTGCGTGAGGCCAATAGCCTCTCGCGCCGCCTTTATTCTTTTACCCGCCAGTTTCTTGTAATCCATGGGGCGGAATTTTAGACACGTATCGTGCGGTGACGTACTTACGTTTTGTGGGCTTGTTGTTGCCTTAACTACACGATATGTGTTATTCATATTGCATGAACCTACGTGATTACATCAAGAGTGTTGGCGATTCGCGAGCTGCAGAGCTCTTTGGGGTCGAGGAGAGAACTGCAGCCTCGTGGCGTCGTGGTGAGCGAAGCCCGCGCCCCAAAACGGCCGCAACGATAGTCTCTGTAACGCAAGGGGAAGTCTCCTTTGCCGAGGTTTATCAAGCTGATTCAGCCGAAGTCGCCTGAACCTCGCTCTGGTAGCGAGGTTTTTTTATTGTCCGCTAGCGGTGTTACCACCGCTTACCACTACGGGGTAGCCAATGGCAAACGCGCAGCATGAGTTGTTCCACGAAGACTTAAGCGATGCTCTCAAGCACTTGGTTGCAGCGCTGGGAGGGCCAAAGATTGTTGGGGTGGAGCTATGGCCAACGCTGGCTCCGGATACTGCAGGGCGGAAGATTAATCATTGCCTTAACGATGAGCATGCCCAGCAGTTCCATCCGCAGGACATTATGTGGCTCCTGACAGAAGGGCGTCGGCGCGGTGTTCATTCCGCTATGGCGTACATCACCCGTGAGGTCGGGTATGCGGATCCGCAGCCAGTCGAGCCGGAAGATGAGCAAGCCAAGCTGCAGCGAGAATTTTGTGAGGCCGCGAAGAATCTTGATCAGATTATGGTTCGGATCGAGCGCATTCAGGGTCGGCAAAAGTGAGCAAGATACCCCTGCCAACCATGCGCTTCGACAAAGGCCGCTCGGAAAAGTATCACCGGGCGATGCGGTTGTTGGCGGATGCTGCTGGAGATTTGCCGGTTGAACAGGCAGAGGCGTTGCTCATTTTTTTGCAGGCATCATCTGTGTCAACTCACGTTTTGGTGCATACCCATAGTTCGGGCCCGGTTCAGGGCGTTATTCAAGTGTGGCTTGAGCCTACACATTTTCTTTTATCACTTATCGATGCCACGGAGCGCAAGCAGCTCGACGCGTTTTTTGCCGGGCGCGATGTGGCGGCTGCGTCGGCTGTGGCGCATTAGGGGGTGGTTTTGAATAAGTCTGGATTTTGTGTCAGTGCTTCGGATCTCCGTTGTTTGGAGGCGAGGCGCTTCCCAGCTTCTGAAGTGCCCTCTGTATTTGTTGTATCAGGCTCTCGGCTTGTGTGCGTGTCAACGCGTAGTTTCGACCAGGGTTCGGTCTATCGGGGCTCTGCATCGGCGACGCCAAAAAGTCGAACTTAAGCAGGATCAGGCCCTCATCTTCGATCATGCGTGTAGTGGTTTGTGCAACAGGGAAAATATCAATATCAGACATAGTGAATCTCCTGGTTGATTGGTTGGCGCCTCAACTATAGCGGAGATCCCGTCACCTGGGCAGTGGTGAGGCGGCCGGGGCAGACCGGCATTCAATAATAGCGTTAGCAGAGGTAGGCAGGTATGGGGAAGATCAAAAGAACCATTGCGGGTAAACACCTTGTGAAGCAATCCATTGAGCGATCGCGCGAGCGGTTGTCTCGTCTTGTAAACCATATTGGCTGCGCGTATCCATACGCATCGTTTTCTGATGCGGCTGCAGCTGAAAGGCAGGTCATAAAAACACTGCAGTCGCTGTAGTTATGCAGGATGTGATGCAGCAGCTCGCACAGGGTGGCCTTGTGATTGACGGCGCGCTCGAATACGGCCGTCTGGTGCGATGCAAGGTCGAGGGTGATACAGGCCGTAAGCAAAGCGGCTGGTATGTGTTGCATACCCTTGTGCTCGATAACGGTCAGGATGTTGTGGTTGGCCGCTACGGCAACTGGAAGCGTTACGGTGGTGAAGGGCAGAAGGTTGAGCTGGATTTGCCTGAGCTTACTGCCGAGCAGAAAAAGGCCTTTGCAGCCGAGCAGAAGCGGCTGAGCGATGCCGCGCGACGTGAGCGCCTGGCTCGGGCCGAAGAGGCTGCGGAGCGTGCGAAGAAACTATTTCCCAAACTGCCTGACTCGGGAAAATCTCCTTATCTTGATAGAAAAAAGGTGCGCGCTTTTGGTGTGCGCTTTTCCCGTGGTTCGATTGTTGTTCCTCTCAGAAATTCGGAATTAAAGCTGGTTGGTCTGCAGTTTATTGCGCCCGACGGCAGTAAAAAATTTTTGACGGGTACCGCCAAGATGGGTGCTTTTCACATGGTGGGGGTTCCGTCGGAAAAATCACCTTTGTGTATTGCTGAAGGCTATGCCACGGCGGCGACTGTTCATATGGCATCGGGTTGGGCATGCCTGGTTGCGTTTGATGCGGGCAATCTTAAACCCGTCGCGCTGGCGGCTCGGAAAATGTATCCAGATATCGAGCTCGTAATCTGCGGCGACGACGATCACGCGACGGATGGTAACCCGGGTGTTACGAAGGCGACAGAGGCTGCCGCTGCTGTTGGCGGTTGCGTTGTGATTCCCCAGTTCGAGAAGGGGGCGTTGTGACGGCTCGCAAGGCAAAGTGGATGGGCATGAATTGGTGCAGGCCGTCAACGCGGCTTGCGGTTTATCTGCGCGATGAGGTGGTCTGTTTGTGGTGCCAGAACGATTTTGATTCTGACGATAGAAAGCCAAGCCTCGACCATCTTGTGCCGGTTTCTCGCGGTGGTAGCAATACCCCGTGCAATTTGTTTACAGCGTGCCTGGGCTGCAATAGGCGGCGGGGTAATTTGAGCATACCGGCCTTTGCTGCATCGTTTCCGGATCCGCAAGGCGTGGAGAGGCGCATACGCAATGCGGTCAGGCGGCGGCTGCCTCGTGAGCGCGCTATCGAAATTCTTAATGATCACCTAACGATTACAGGCGCGCTGTTGGCGTTGATTCGGTCTGCTCGGGAGTGCGAGTTGTAATGAGCGATGCTTTGACTGATTTCAACGATCTGCATTGCGCTCACGGGCTCGATACTGTTCGAGACCAGGTGGAGCGCGCATATCATAATTTTGTTGAGACGCGCAGCGTTGAATCAGCGCCGCCAGAGCCTGAGCAGGAAGAGCTGCCTTCACCGCCGGACCTTGATTGGCTGCGGCAAATGCAGAAAACGCGGCAGGGCGCGTTCATGGCCAATATTTATAACGCGCATATGGTGTTGTCTCACGATTCAGACTGGCAGGGTGTGTTGGGGTACTGTGAGTTCAGTTATCGCATTATCAAGCGTCGGGTGCCGCCGTGGTTTGGTGGCGTGGTGGGTGAGTGGACAGACGCCGATACGGCTCGTCTGCGAATCTGGATTTCAAAAAAATACGGTTTCTCGCCGAAAAGCGCTGACGCGGAAGACGCGATACTGGTAGCTGCTCAAGACAAAAGTTTTCACCCTGTTACTGAATATCTGGATGGCCTCGTGTGGGACAGGCAGCCTCGTGTTCGCTCCTGGCTAAAAACCTACATGGGTGCGGAGTCGTCGGCGGAAGATGCGGGTGAGCGTGCGCGGTACGAGCGCTATGTGTCTCTGGTGGGCACGATGTGGCTGATTGCTGCAATTGCTCGCGTTGTTCGCCCGCCGGTGAAGTCGGACTGCGTTTTGATTTTGGAAGGGCTGCAGGGGCTGGGCAAGTCAACCGCGCTCGAGATTCTCGGCGGCAGTTGGTTCTCGGATACGCACTTTGCTCTGGGTGAAAAAGACGGCTACCAGCAAATGCAGGGTGTGTGGATCTGTGAGCTGGCAGAACTGGATTCTTTCAACAAGGCTGAGTCGACTCGCGCGAAGCAATTTTTCGCGAGTTCTGAGGATCGATACCGCCCTGCGTATGGTCGTCGCGCTCATGCCTTTGCGCGGCAGTGTGTGTTCGCCGGTACCACCAATCAGGACAGCTACCTGAAAGACCCAACGGGCAACCGGCGCTATTGGCCGGTGTTTTGTTATCGGCTCGACGCGGTAGCGTTGGCTCGCGATCGGGATCAATTGTGGGCTGAGGCCTACCAGTTGTATTGCCTGGGTGAAAAGTGGTGGGTGCAGGAGCATGACAAGCATCTGTTTGAAGAGCAGCAGGAGGCGCGGTTCGCATCCGATGTTTGGGAAGATTTGATTGTGGAGTACCTACGCGATCCGATGAATAACGCAGAGGTTTATTTCACTACCAATGATCTGATGGCTGGGGCGTTGCGGCTTGAGCCTGCACAAATGCGCCAGCCTGAGCAAACGCGTGTAGGGCAAATCATGACGCGCCTGGGGTGGCGCAAGTCTCGGCGCGCAGTGCTTGAGAGTAGCGGTAAGCAGGTGAGGAAGTGGGTTTATGAGCGGCCGCCTGACTGGAAGGGCTGAAATGTCCAACCTGTCCAACCTGCCGCGTGGAGGTTGGACGCGCTGAAAGCCGCGTCATTACTGGGCGTGTCCAACCTGTCCAACCTGTCCAACCTTTTGCGCGCACGTGTATGTGTTTTTACATGCGCGCTGTAAGGCCGAAACGAAAACGATTAATCGTCTTGTGTGTACGAATAAGGTTGGACAGGTTGGACAGGTTGGACAAAGCCAGTAGCTATAAGGGTTTCAGAGTGTCCAACCTCGCCAAAGGTTGGACAGAGGTTGGACATAGCAGTGGGGGATAGCAATGAGCATAGGCACAACCAGAGAAAGACTTACCGCGTGGGGCCGATGGCAGCGTCACGGTCAGAACTTGGGGTTGAGTTACAAGTCGCCTGCAGAGGCGATGATACGATTGAAGCTGGGTGCAGGCGTTGGTGAACCACCAGTGTGTGACGACGATGCATTGTTTGTTGATCGTGCTATTGCTCGGCTTAAGCATCGGGATGGTGATTTGTATGAGGTGCTTTTCCTGTCTTACGTCTACAGCCTGGGTAGTAGAGAGATTGGAAAGCGCCTTCATCGAGATCACAAGTGGGCTCAGCGAATGCTGTTCAGTGCCGAGTGCTGGGTCGATGGCAGGCTGGACTTAGTGGCTGCCTAAATATTTGTTGACTGGGGCCCCGGCTTTCTGTACAAAAAGCTCAAACTGCGGTTTTACCGACTCAACAAAGCCCGGCCACTGAGCCGGGTTTTTTTATGCGCAAATCTTGTGGAGTAGATATGGGCCTGCACATGCAGCAAGCGGCGGAACAAGTCGCAGACGTGGCGCAAAAAGCTGGTAGTGGTGTCGCGGTTGCCTCTGGTGTTTGGGCTTGGGTCGGCACGAATCATCAGGTCATCAGCACCATCGTTGGGTTTATTGCTTTGCTTGTGACTATCGCGGGCATCGTATTCAACATCAGACATAAGCGCCGCGTTGAAGCCATCATGGCTGAGCAGCTTGATCGGCGCCGCCAGCAACTGAATCCAGATTCCGACATCGTTACTCCGTACCCCGGCAGCCAGCAGCAATAATAAAATCTCCATGTGTGCTGTTATTGCCCGTCCAGACGACGGGCTTTTTTAATTGCATAGGCCCTCATGCCGAAACCTTACAATCGACGTTGGCAGAAAGCGCGGCAAACTTACCTGCGCAATAACCCGTTGTGTGTTTGGCACAAGCGTGATGGCAAGGTGGTCGCGTCAAGAATCGTTGACCACATCATTCCTCATCGTAATGACATGAAACTGTTTTGGGATACCAGCAACTGGCAGGCGCTGTGCAAGTCTTGCCATGACTCGCACAAGCAGCGGCTTGAGAAGAGCGGGGTGATTCTGGGCTGCGATGAAGACGGTATTCCAACAGACCCGGGCCACCACTGGTCAAGGGGAGGGGCGGGGTAAATTCCTGGCACCTCTCTGGATGTAGACCGGCGGGTTCTCACTTTTTCTGCAAGCGGGAGTTTTGGGGAGGGGGGGAGTATCAATGTGCAGACTTAATATAGGTCAGGATTTTGAATCCTGCAAGTGACTGAGATGGGACAACGCGGACCGAAACCACTGCCCGATAATGTTCACCGGCTCAATGGTAATCCTAGTAAGAAACGCTTGGGTGCAGTTGGTGCTGGTACTGACGTTCCGGTGGAGGTGCCGGACGCACCGGAACACCTGAACAAAGCTGCGCTGGCTGAGTGGAATCGAATCAGTTCTGAGCTCTACAAACTTGGCCTGATTGCAAAAATCGATCGCGCCATGCTGGGCGCATACTGCCAGGCATTCGCTCGCTGGGCCGAGGCCGAATTGAAGATCGCCGAGCTGGGTGAAGAAGGGCTGGTGCAGAAATCGCCCAACGGTTATTTGCAATATAGCGTCTGGCTTCAGATCAGCAACCGCGCCCAGGAACAGATGAAAACCTTCGGCGTAGAATTTGGGATGACACCATCAGCTCGGGTCCGAGTTAACCCCAACCCGCAGATGGGATTGTTTGACGATGGCGAAGAAAGCGGCAACGACAAAAACCAGGGCAAGGCCAAAGGAAAGTCTGCCCGCTCGCCCGAGAGCTATTTCACGAAGTAGAGACCCGGTTACCAATTATGCGCAGCGCGTTGTTGCCGGCAGGATCGTAGCTGGCCCTCACGTTCGAGATGCCTGCGCCCGGCACTTGCGCGATTTGGAGGAGGGGCCGAAAAGGGGTTTGGTCTGGAGGGTAGACCAGGCAAAAGACGCGATCGGGTTTTTCCGTGATGTGCTTTGCTTGAATGGCGGCGACTTTGAAGGCGACCCGTTTATTCTGTTGGACTTCCAAGAGTTCATAGTTGGCTCATTGTTTGGCTGGTATGACGAAGACGGCACCCGTCGCTTTCGCGTTGCGTATATCGAGACTGGTAAGGGTAGTGGCAAATCACCGCTGGCCGCCGGCGTCGGTTTGAAAGGTCTGGTAGCAGACGGCGAAAAGCGCGCGGAAATTTATGCTGCCGCGACAAAAAAAGATCAGGCGATGATCCTGTTCCGTGATGCGGTTGCGATGGTCGATCTGTCGCCGGTACTGGCGGAAAGAATTCGGCGAGCAGGAAGTGTTGGCCACGAATGGAACCTGGCTTATCAGGAAACCATGTCTTACTTCAGGCCGATCAGTTCCGACGATGGACAGTCTGGGCCTCGCCCGCACATGGCGCTGCTGGATGAGATTCACGAGCACCGTGATGGTCGCGTTATCGAAATGCTGCGAGCTGGCACCAAGGGCCGCAAGCAGGCGATGATCTTTATGATCACCAACAGCGGTGCAAACAAACAGTCGGTCTGTTACGAGTACCACGAATACGCAGGCCAAGTGTGCGCGGGCATGGTGGAGGACGACACCTTTTTTGGTTATGTCTGCGCCCTGGATGAAGGCGATGATCCGTTCAATGACGAGAAGTGCTGGCTGAAAGCCAACCCATCGCTGGGTATAACCATCCAGAAGAAATATTTGCGCGAGCAGGTTCGTGAAGCGCGAGGCATGCCGAGCAAGGAATCGGTTGTGCGGCGGCTGAACTTCTGCCAGTGGGTGGAGGCTAACTCGCCGGCGATTAGCTATGACCACTGGATAGCTGCGCAAGACAAAGAGTTTGTTAGCAACTTCAAGGGCCGGCGTTGTTATGCAGGCCTTGATCTATCCAGCACAACGGATTTGACTTCGCTCGTGTTGTCGTTTGAACCGACAGAAGACGATCCCTACTGGCGATACCAACCTTTCTTCTGGTTGCCTGAAGAGGGTATGGCGGAGAGGGAGAAGCGCGACAAAGTGCCTTACTCGAAATGGTTGCGAGACGGGCACCTGGAAGTAACGCCGGGCCGAGCTGTTAGCAAACAGTTTGTACTGCAGCGGCTGGTGCAGTTATTTCAGCCGCTCACTATTGAGGCTCTGGCTTATGACCGGTGGCGCATTGAAGACCTGAAGGTCATGGCTGAAGAGGGTGGGTTAACACTTCCCGAGATGCACGCGTTCGGGCAGGGCTATCAGTCCATGGGCCCGGCTTACGACGAATTTGAATTGCGCTTGCTGAACGATCTGTTCCGGCATCCTGGCAATCCGGTGTTCACCTGGAATGCGGCTAACACGGTTGTTACAACGGATCCGGCGGGATCGCGAAAGCCAGCCAAAGATAAAGCCATTGGGCGGATCGATGGCATTGTTGCAGCCGTTATGGCCACTGGTGTTTCGATGAAGCGCACAGAGCAGAAAGCATCAGTTTACGAAGAGCGAGGATTGGTATGAAAAATGCGTCGCCCATCACCCGAGTGGCAACAAGTCTGGGTCGGGCCACGGCTGGCTTCTTCGGTCATTTCTTTTTTGACTTCACCGCTATCGCAGGCCTGGGCATGCTGGGGTTTGGAATCTGGCAATGGAGCCAACCGGCGGCTTATGTAACTGTTGGCTCCATAATATTTGTCAGCAGTCTTCTGGGTGCTAGGGCCAAGGCCGCGCAGTGATTATCGAGCAGATGTTTGAAAGACGGTCGCAGTCGGTAAACCCGGCGCACCCGCGCGATCCTTTATTGGCGTCGCTGTTTGGCTTGTCTGCAAATACGTCTGCGGGTGTATCCATAACACCTGATCGGGCGATGCGAATTGTGGCGGTCTATGCGGCTGTCCGGATTATTGCAGAGACCGTGGCAAGTCTGCCGCTAAATGTGTATCAGGGCCGGGATGATGGCGGCAAGGAAGTTACGCGCGCTCACCCGCTCTATCCGTTGCTGCACGACCAGCCGAACGCCTGGCAAACTTCATTTGAATGGCGGGAAATGATGGTTGGGCACGCGGCGCTTCGCGGCAATGCCTATAGTGAAATCATCCACAGTAATGGTGGAAGTGTTGAGGCTTTGATTCCGCTGCATCCCGACCGGGTGATTCCGTTCATGCCTCGTGCCGGGACAATGGCTTATGAATACGCGGCGGCTGATGGCAGGTCGCGAATTATCCTGCAAGACGAAATGCACCACTTGCGTGGCCTCTCTGCGGATGGAGTGAAGGGGTACGACCCCGTAGATTTGGCGCGTGACTCTCTCGGTCTAACGGCGGCCAGCGAGGAGTTCGGCGCGCGGTTTTTTGGAAACGGTACGGTCGCTGGTGGCTACCTCAAGCACCCGCAAACATTGAGCGAAGACGCTCAGAAGCGACTGATTAAATCGTGGGAAGAACGGCACCGAGGTCCGCAGCGTTCCCATCGCCCTGCAGTCTTGGAAGAGGGCATGGAATGGCAGGCAATCGGGATCGAGCCGGAAAAGGCTCAGTTCCTGGAAACGCGGAAGTTTCAGATTGCCGATATTGCCCGCATGTTCCGCGTGCCGCCGCACATGCTGGCGGATCTGGATCGTGCAACCAACAACAACATCGAGCACCAGTCGCTTGAATTCTTGATGCACACGATTCGGCCATGGCTGGTGCGCCACGAGCAGGCAATACGACGGGATCTATTCTCGATCGAAGACCGCCGCAAGCATTTTGCGAAATACCTTGTTAACGCCCTGCTGCGTGGCGACGTTAAATCACGGGGAACGTTCTACAAGGAAATGTTCGGCATCGGCGCAATGTCGCCAAATGATGTGCGTGAGCTTGAGGACTTGAACCCGATCGACGGCGGCGATCAATACTTCATCCAGTCAAACAACGTAGCCCCACTCACCGACCCGGTTCCCAAAGACGATGAAGACGACCTCATTAGAGCGCTCACAGACCTTGTCAAAAAGAACGGGTCTGACAGCCCTGACGCTGCTACTGACACAAGATGAGCGCTACCGTGGCCCACGGGGCGAACGAGGGGACAAGGGCGAGCGGGGCGAGCAGGGCCAGGTAGGCGCCAGGGGCGCGCAGGGTCAAGAGGGCGAGCGAGGCCCCAAGGGTTACCGGGGGTTGCGGGGAGATACAGGCGAGAAAGGCAATCACGGATCCCGCGGCGCCAGGGGCGAAGCCGGCCCTCGTGGAGTTAAGGGTGAGCCCGGACTTGGCATTGACAAGCAGCGCACTCGGATTAACAACAAGGGAAATCTCATCCTGGCGTTTACAGACGGCAGCGAAAAAGATCTTGGGCGCGTTCGAGGCGACGACGGCAACAGCCCGTCGCCAGTAATCTCCCGAATGGGTGGAGGCGGTGGAACCAACGATTTCAATTTTAAAACCGTTGTCGGGAACTACACCGTCGAAACGCGGGTCACCGTGTTGCGCGTCGACACGTCGGGCGGCGATGTCACCGTCACGGTGCCAGCGGGGCGGCGCAAGTGGCTGCATATAAAACGCGTCGGATCCGGATCGGTCACAGTGTCGACCGATACTGGTGCTGCTATTGAGGGCGAGACCAGCCGTATTCTCAATCGCGATTTGTGGGCGCTGAGAATCGCCTGGGATGCAGAACATGAAGCGTACTGGGAATTTTGATGGGCAAAGAAGTTCTACCTGATCCCCTTAACGTCAACCAGCAAATCGGAGACGTTGATGCACCGGGCGGCGCGGGCAATGTCTCTGGGTCAACGCCGCGGATTACGCTGGCGACAGACGATCTTGCTATTGCCGCTGCGATCGAGGCGCTGCGAGATAAGTATTCTCAGCACTTCAACGCAGGTCTGATTCGCCACGTTGGCGCCTCCTTAACGTCGGGGCTCGCCAGTACGCAAAGTTTTCGGCTGGCCAATCCGGCAGCCAGCGGCAAGAACCTATTAGTGCTGCAAACGTTGTTGACGCCAACGGTTGATGCAACGTTCACATTGAGCAAAAACGGCACGCTCGCGGGGCCGACAAACCACACACCATGGAACCCTATAATCGATGGTGGCGACACCACGGTAGCTGTTGCGCAGTCGCAGGCAGTCGCATTCACAGGAGCGACATCGTTGCCAGGCGGCCTCCGCACGGCGGCTAATATTACGCTGTCTCTTCCGCTCTTGGTCCTGTTGACGCCAGGGAAGAGCATCGGCGCGAGCGTAACCTACGGCACCGGCGCCACCTCGCACGTCAACATCATATACGTAGAGCTGCCGGAATGAAGATCAACTGCCCGCACTGCGGCACCAGTGCTGCACCAATCTGGGTGCGAGTAAGCGACGAAGCTCGCCCGCACTCTCCGGGCACCATAGATGTGCGTGTTATAGGCAAGCACTTCTATGAGAATCAGGTAGCGCTGGGGCCTTGTGAATTCTCCGGCGCGGTGGTGACACCAGACCAATATGAACAGCTGCAATGGCAGGAGTGATGATGAATAAGAGCATCGAAAAACGCGCATTCACCGCTGATGAAATGCGCGTTGAAACCCGCGACGACGGCAGCAAGCGAATTGTCGGCCATGCCGCTGTGTTTAACCAGTTGAGCGAGAACCTCGGCGGATTCCGCGAGCAGATTGAGCCGGGCGCCTTTGATGACGTGCTTGACGACGACGTGCGGGCGCTATTCAACCACAACCCGGATCACGTGCTGGGTCGCACTTTATCCAAGACCCTGAAAATCGAGCAGGACAAAACAGGCCTGCGTTATGAAATTGATCCGCCGGATACCCAAGCGGCCCGCGACCTGATGGTTTCCCTGGAGCGCGGCGATATATCGCAATCGTCTTTTGCCTTTTCTGTGGGCGACGACGACTGGGAGGAAAACGATGAAGGCGTGATCATCCGCACGATCAAGACTTTCAAGCGATTGTTCGATGTTTCGCCGGTTACCTATCCGGCATACCCGGATGCCGACGTGGGCTTGCGGAGCCTGGAAGCCTGGAAGCAATCACGCCGCCCGCATGAAGATCGCGGGCATAACGACAACCATGAGCAGGGAGAGGGTATGCCTATCGACATGCTCAAACGCAAATTGGATGTAGAGGTTCTTAGCTGACGCGGAGGCGTTAGCAAGAAAAGCAAGGGCCTGGTGGCCCTTTTTTTATGTCAGTCGAAAGGAGACTACTATGAGCAAGCGACTGCAAAGCCTCCGCGAGAAGCGGAGTAATCTGGTGAAAGCCGCCCGTGATGTTATTGAGCACGCGGAAGGCGAAAGCCGATCTTCACTGAATAGCGATGAGCAGCAAAAGTACGACACTATCTGGAGCGAGGTCGAAAGCCTCGGCACAGAGATCAAGCGCGAAGAAGATCTCGATGAAGCGGAGCGTCGGATGGCGGAGCGCGCTTCTCGCGAGCGCGAGGAAGGCGGTAACCGCAGTGACGAGCAGGGTGACCAGTCTGAGCGTCGAGCCGCCGCTCTGATGGGTGCCTTCCGTAGCTGGTGTGCCGAAGGTCGCATTGTGGGTCAGGCGGCACGAGAGCTGCGTGATCTGCAGGCGGATGTCGATATCGAGGGCGGTTATATCGTGCCTCCGGAACAGTTCGTGAACCAACTGATCAAGTTTGTCGACGACATGGTGTTTATCCGTCAGCGGGCCACGGTCATTCAGGTGCCTTCGGCGCAGTCACTCGGCGCGCCTTCGCTCGATACTGACCCTGCTGATGCAGACTGGACTTCGGAGCTGGATACCGGCAGCGAAGATTCGGCGATGGCCTTTGGTAAGCGATCGCTGCATCCGCACCCGCTGGCCAAGCGCATCAAAGTCAGCAACAAGCTCTTGCGCGTTGCCACCATGAGCGCCGAAAACCTGGTACGTGAACGCCTGGCGTACAAGTTCGGCATCACTGAGGAAAAAGCCTTCCTCACCGGTACCGGAGCAGGTCAGCCTCTGGGCTTGTTCACCGCGTCAAACGACGGTATTTCCACTGGGCGCGATGTGTCTGAAGGCAATACGGCAACATCCATAAAGTTCGATGGACTGATCGAGGCGAAGTACACCCTCAAGGGCCAGTACCATCCGAACGCGGCGTGGATGTTCCACCGCGATGCACTCAAGCAGCTCGCCAAGCTCAAGGATGGTGAGGGTCAGTACATCTGGCGTGAGAGTGTTCGCGCTGGCGAGCCAGATCGCCTTCTGGGGCTGCCGTTCATCATGAGCGAGTACGCGCCTAACACGTTCACTACCGGTAAGTACGTCGGCATTCTCGGCGACTACAGCAACTACTGGATTGCCGATTCTCTGGCCATGCAGTTGCAGCGCCTTGTGGAGCTGTACGCTGAAACCAACCAGGTGGGTTTTATAGGTCGCCGCGAGCTGGATGGCATGCCGGTGCTCGAAGAGGCCTTTGTTCGCGTCAAGCTGGGTTAAAGCAAGCCCGATCCATTAGTAGCGCGCGGCTTAGCCGCGCGCACTTAACAAGACAAATGGGACAAACAGGAGAAACATCATGAACCTGTCCAAAAATACGAAGCTTGTGCTGGTCAGTCTTGCTGCCGCCAGCGCCGGTACCGCCATCAACTCCGCCAGCGTCGACATGCAGGGCTTTGACGGCGTTGTGTTCTTCGGGTCATTCGGTAAGGCGAACGCGAGCAATTTTGCAAACGCTGCGCAGTCAGATGACGACACGACCTTTACCGACCTGGCTGGCACCAAAGTCGCGCCTGGTGATGACGACGATTCCTTTCTGATCGACATCTATCGCCCGGGTAAGCGCTACGTGCGCTGCGAGATAGACCGCGGCGGCGCGAATACAGCCACCGGCGACATCTACGCCTTGCTGTACGGTGCTCGCAACATGCCTGTCACGCACGGCAGCACCATCGATGCTGAAACGCATGTGTCACCCGCCGAAGGGACTGCCTGATCAGTCTCCGTGACTGATCATCCCTTTTCATAAATCTGGAGATGAAACATGACCAGTAGCAAAGTGCGCATGCTGCAAGGCGGTGACGCGCAGCAAGTTGATAAAGGTGGCAAGTTCGGTCGGATCGGCGGCGCCACGATTACGGTGGGCACAGAAGCGGCCAACGTAATTAACGTTGCGATTCAGCTGGAGCAGCCCAATGGCGACGCCCTGGACGAGTTCGGCTATGTCACGGCCTACCTGTCGGACGATTCCGGTGGCGACGGCGTGGCGGGCACGGCACCCAGCGGCACGGTGGTCATCGGCACGGACGGAGCGATTATCGGTGAAATCACGGCGAAAAAGGTTCTGCTGCTGCAGTCCGAGGCCGACGGTGACATCGATATCAACATCACCGAGACCGGTGCCGACACCTGGTATCTGGTCGTGATTCTACCGAGCGGTGTCAAGGTTGTGTCCGACGCCATCACCTTTGCTGCGTAACGGGTGCTGATATGGCCGTAACAGCGAAAAAACTGACCAGCACCGGCGTAGTAAACAGTAGCAACGCCAGGGTGCTGGGTGTCCACATCGAGGCGACAGGAGTGGCCGGCAGCGTCACTCTCAAGGATGGTGGTGGTAGCGGCACCACCAAACTGGATATCGGTCTGGCGGCTGCGGCCGGTAATCACTACGTACCGGTTACCGGCGGCGGCATCGACTTTGCCACTGATGTCCACGCCATCCTTGCCAACGTTACCTCGATCACTGTGATTTACGAGGATTTGTGATGCGAGTCAAAATGATCAAAACCGATGCTGGCCCCGATGGCAGTTACACGCAGGGCCATGAATATACCGTGTCTAACGAAAAGGCGCAGGAACTGTTCGGTGCTGGCGCTGCTGTGCCTGTGAAGAGTGCGGCAGTTGAGCGGGGCGTTTCCCGGGAAGCGGAAGCGGCGGAAACCCAGCAAGGCGTTGGCGGCAGCGGCCAGAAAAAAGTTACACCCAAGAAGCGGGCCGCGCGGAAGCGCAAGGCTGAGTCTAAGCGCCCGGGCGGTAACAGCCTCTGATGCGCCTGGATGGATGGTCGCTTTCCACGGTGGAGGCTCCTGCTGAGGAGCCGGTCACCACTGCGGAGGCGAAAGATCACGCGCGCATTGATATTTCCGACGACGACACTTTGGTCGACGCGATGGTCGAGTCGGTTCGCCTGCACACCGAGGATTTTCTCGGGCGCGCCCTGGTTACGCAAACGCTGTCGCTGCAGCTGGATCGCTTCCCGGAAGTAATCGAATTGCCCCGGCCGCCGCTTCAATCGGTGTCGTCCATCACCTATGTGGATGCTGACGGAGCGACGCAGACGCTGGCGGCGTCCAAGTACAGGGTGGACAATAAGTCTGCGCCTGCGCGTGTTACGCCGGCCTGGGGTGAGGTGTGGCCGTCTACCCGCGCGGTAACCGGGGCTGTGACCGTGCAGTTTGTGGCCGGGTATGGCGCCGCAGCCGATGTGCCGCAGCGTATCAAGCACGCCATTCTGATGGCGTTCGGGCATCTGTATGAGAACCGCGAGGATGTATCAGTGGGCGTCCAAGGGCACAAACTGCCACAAAATTCTCAGTGGCTGCTCTGGCCTCTGCGGGTTAAGTGGTTTCAATGATACGCGCTGGCAAATTCCGCAACCGCATTACAATCCAGAATTTCACCACCACCCGTGATGCGATCGGCGCGGAGGTAAAGAGCTGGGCCACGTTCGATGCGGTGTGGGCGGCTGTAGAGCCACGGTCTGGACGTGAGCTGTTCAACGAGCAGTTCACTGGCGAGGTGGATACGCTGATCCGCATTCGGTACCGCAGCGGCATCAACGAAAAGATGCGCATTGTTTGGGGTAGCCGCACCTACCAGATCAAGGCGGTGCTGGATCAGCAGGCGCGCCACAAAGAACTGCACCTGATGTGCCGCGAGCTGAACCCGGAGGATAGTTGATGGCTGCGAAGTCGCTGAATATTGGCTCGCGCCGGACGAACCCTGCCGGCTTTTCCGGTAGCAGCAGTCAGGGTTTTCGTATCGAGGGTTTTGATGATGTTTATAAAACGCTCAATCGCCTGTCTGACAAGGAGCTGCGCAAAGTAGCCCGTGGCATGCCGAATGCGGCTGCCGCCATGTTGCGCAAGGAGATCCGTGACGAGGCTCCGAAAGTCTCCGGCAACTTATCCAAGGCCATCAAGAACCGGCCTGCATCCGGCGAGGGGAACGATTTCGTCGCGCACGTGTATGTGGAAACCGGCAAGCGTGCGCAGAACGATGGCTGGTACTGGCGGCTTGTGGAGTTCGGTACTGCCGCTCACGAGATCAAGCGCCGGCTTAAGAAGGGCTTGAACATTGGGGGCGGAGTGTTTCGGGGCAGTGCCCAACACCCAGGCAAAGCGGCCCAGCCATTTATTCGCCCAACCATCGACAGAAACAAGGCTCGCATTCCCGGGGCGATGGCGGACTACGCTCGCAAGCGCTGGGACAAAGCCGTTAAAAAGGCGCGCCGATGACGGCCAGTGCAGAGAAAGTTATCTACCACCTGCTAAGCAATGCCAGCGGCGTAACGAATCTGGTGAGCACCCGCATCTATCCAGCGGTGCTGTCGCAGGGAGCGGCATTTCCGGCGGTCAGTTACTTCCGGGTGTCGGGTAACCGCCACTGGTTGATGGGTAGCGACGCGGGCATCGTGCACCAGCGTATGCAGGTGTCCAGCTGGTCGCAGGGCGTCGAAAATTACCTGCAGGCTGACCAGGTGGCGCAGGAAGTACGCAAGGCCCTGCAGCGCCAGCGCGGCACCATTAACGGCGTAGAGGTGATCGACATTCTTCAGGATGGCGACGGCGCCATTATTTTCGAAGACGAGATCGAGGTGTATCAAGCGATCTCCGACTACCAGGTAATTTACCGAGAGTAACGTTATGGCAAAGGTTGTTCTGACTGACGCGCTTCTCGCCTTTGACGGCGTGAAATTTTCCGACACGGCTAACGAAGTCGCGGTCGATTACGCAGCCGAATCTCTGGACGGCACGGTATTCGGTAACGACACCCGCGTGCGTTGCGGCGGCTTGTTCACTGCGGCCATGAGCGCCTCCGGCTTCTTTCAGGCGGAAGATCCGGACAAGGCCTTCTTTCAATCCATGGGCGCCGCCGGCAAGGTGATGACCGCGGCTGCCACGGCCACCGAGGGCGACATTGCCTACACGCTGGCGGCCATCATGGGCTCTTACCAGCCTATCGATAACGAGGTGGGCGAGCTCGCCGGCTTTTCAATGAGCGTTGGTGCCACCGACAAGTTGATTCGTGGCACGCTCATGGCGAACAAAGAGACGATCACCAGCACCAGCAGCGGTACCGCCCGGCAACTCGGCGCTGTTACCTCCGCACAAAAGCTCTACGCGGCGCTGCATGTTTTCAGTGCGGGCGGCACCAGTCCCACGCTGGATATTGAAATAGAGAGCGACGACGGCAGCGGCATGGCCTCGCCCGTGTCGCGCATCAGCTTCGATCAGGCCACGGCTGTGGGTAGCCAGTTCAAATCACTCGCGGGCGCAATCACCGATGACTGGTGGCGCGTCAAGTGGACCGTGGGCGGCACCAGTCCGGACTTCGACTTTCTGGTTGTGGTCGGCATTCTTTAATCTTTTTCAATCAGCTGGCTAGCTCCAGCATCAATGCCTTTTAGGAGGGCAACACTATGGCTAAGGAAGTCTTGACAGATGCCTTTGTGGAATTTGACGGCAATGATCTTTCGGACCATGTCCGCTCGGTCACCGTTAACTACGAAGCGGAAGGTGTCGACGACACCTGCATGGGGCTCGACACTCGCACGCAACAAGGCGGGCTGAAAAGCTGGTCGATTGAAGTTGAGGCGGCCAACGATTGGGCGGCCAGCCAGATCGACAGCATTATGTTCCCGCTCGTCGGCACTACTGCCACGATAAAAGTGCGCAAGTCAGCAACCGATTCGGTGGGTGCAACCAACCCCAGCTACCAGGGCACAGGCCTGCTGCGCACCTACAACCCCATTGGGGGTGTGAGTGTGGGCGGGCTGGCAACTGCGCCGTTCACCATTGAATCGGCCGGTACGCTCAGCCGCGCCACGTCGTAAGAGGTTGTTATGTCAGACAGCAAAAAAGAGGTTGCCAAAGTTCTCTCTCGCTCAGAAATCCTTGAAGCCCAGGATATGTCCAACCGGCTGATTGAGGTACCCGAGTGGGGAGGCAGTGTGTATGTCGGCATGATGCGCGGCCACGAGCGCGATGCGTTTGAGCTGGCGATGGCAGGCGGCGCAAAGAATATTCGCGCCAAGCTGGTTGCCGATGTTTGTCAGGATAGCGAAGGTAAACGCCTGTTCACCGATGCGGATGTTGAATTGCTTGGTGAGAAGTCAGCCAAGGCCCTGCAGCGTGTCTACAATGTTGCCGTTCGCATGAACGGCTTTACCGATCGCGATATCGACACACTCGAAAAAAACTAGAAAGCCGTCCTTCCCGTTACTTTTACTTCCTGCTCGCCGAGCACCTCCACATGACAGTGGAGGAACTACTTCAAAAAACAAGTTCTCGTGAGCTTGCCGAATGGCAGGCCTACCTGCGCTTGAAGCGGCGGCGGGAAGTCGAGGAGCGGCGGCGCGAAAAATTGAAACACGGGGCTGAAAGCGGAGCTGAACGCATGCGAGCAAAACTGTCTGGGAATCGCAGATAATGGCCGTAGTAGGTGACCTGCTAGCGGTATTGCGTCTGGATAGCGCTGGGTTTCAGCGCGGCATTAACCAGTCCATGACCCAGATGCAGCGCATGCGCAAGGAGTCCAAAACGCTGGCGAGCCAGATATTCTCCCTGCGCGGTGCGATGCTTGCCACGGGTGGCGTTGCCATGTTCGTTCAAGCCAGCAAGGCGGGGCTGGATTTCGAGCGCCAGCTTAAGCAGATTATTGGCCTTGTGGGCGTGGCTGAAGAGTCTGTTGCCGGCATGCGCAAAGAGGTGCTGGAGCTTTCCAAGTCAACCGGTAAGGGGCCGCAAGAGCTTGGGCAGGCCTTGTTCTTTATCACCTCGGCAGGCCTGCGGGGGCAGGCCGCGCTGGATGCGTTGGAGTCATCAGCCAGGGCTTCAGCCTCCGGCCTGGGTGAAACCAAAACCGTGGCCGATGCAGTTACCTCTGCGATGAACGCCTACGGCCCGGCTGTGCTCAATGCAGAATCTGCAACAGATGTGCTGGTTGCCACCGTGCGCGAAGGCAAGGCTGAGGCCGCCAGCTTGGCCGGTCAGTTCGGGCGGCTGCTGCCTGCGGCCAATGAGCTGCACATCAGCTTTGATCAGGTGGGTGCTGGCCTGGCCTTCCTCACGCGCTCCACCGGCGATGCCTCGCAAGCCTCTACCCAGCTCGGCGGCATTATGAACAAGCTGCTCAAGCCTACCGAGACTGGCCGAAAAGTGCTGGCCGACTACGGTATGAGTGTTGACGGCCTGCGCGAAAGCATTCGCCAGAAAGGCCTGCTGGCGGCGCTGGTAGAATTGCGCGAAGGCCTCGGCGGCAATACCGATGCGCTGGGCAAAATCTTTGAAGATGCGCAGGCTCTCAATGGTGTGTTGCAGTTAACCGGCGAGCAGGCTGGAACTGCGGCCAAGGTCTTCGATAGCCTGGCGCAAAGTGCGGGCGCTACGGAGAAAACCTTTAAGCTCACCGAAGACGGTTTGCGCAAAGTGCAACGTGCGCAGGCCGAGCTTGATGTTGCCATGGTACGTTTTTCGGATTCTACGTTACCGCATGTTGTAAGCGGCATGGCGCTCGTGATTACGAAAGCAAGTGAGGTCAGCCAAGATATTCAGATCGCCGCTGAAAACGTAGCCGCCTTTTTACACGGTCCGGGCGGCGGCAATGAGGACCTCGTACCGCGCCGAATTGAACAAATCAAAAATCGCATACAAGAGCTGCAGGAAGAGATCGATGGTGCCGGCTTTGCATCTGATTTCTGGTCGGCATTAACCAACCCTATGACAATGGTCGAGGGGCTTGGTGGCGCAGTCTCAAATGTCGAGTCGAAAAGAAAGGAAATTGCGGATCTTCGCGCTGAGATTGTGAAGTTGCAGGATACCGGCCCTGTCAAGGTTGGTCCGATAGAACTCGGCGGCCATCTAGCCGATGAATTCGATCAGTTGATTAAAGACATCAATGCCGTTAACGAATCGGCAGGTGATACGTCGGGCATTGTTAAGCAGAAAGGCGCGCTGTCTGAGCTGCAAAAAGAAATTCAGTCAAGCCGCTCCGATTTCGTTTCCCTGCAAAAAGCGATTGAAACCGAACAGCGCGCCATGCAGGCGGAGATTAGCACCGGTCGCGATGCGGCCAATGCCATTCGGCTGCGCGCCCGGTTTATGGATCAGCTCAATGCTGTGCTGGCCGACAACAATGATCTGACCGATAAAGAAATTGCAAACCTCAAAAAATCCTTTGAAGCAAACCAGAAGCTGCGTGAAGAGGTAGCCAAGCAAGCGGAGATGAGAGCAGCTGCGCAGAAGGCCGCTGAGGCAATGCAGCAACCGTTTGAAAATGCCTTTGAAAATATTCAGCGCGCCTGGGGCGATACGCTCACCGATATGTTCCGCAATGGCGTTGACGGCTTCAAAGACTTTGGCGACAGCGTAAAAGACATTTTCGCTCGCCTGGCCGGTGAGCTGGTGGCCATGTGGAGCGCCCGTGTAATCCGGCAAATTGCCACCGGCACCAGCGCCGCAGCCTTTGCGGGCTCTGCGTCTGCTGGCGGCAGCGCGGCTGTTGGTAGCGCGCCGGGTCTGCTGCAGCAGGCTGGGCAATTGCTTGGCCTGCCAAACCTGGGCGGCGGTGCATTGGGCGCGGGCGCTATGGGTGCAGGCGTTGGCGGTCTGCTTGCGGGCCTTTCCGGCACCAGCACCAGTGCGGGGCAGGTTGGCGCCGGGTTGGGCTCACTCATTGGGTATTCCGGCAGCACTATGTTTGCAGGCCTTGGTGGCCTCGCTGGAGGCGTTGCAGGCTTTGCGGGTGCAGCTGGCGGTGAGTGGCTGGCTGACGCCTTCGGCCTGCAAAATCCTGAGCAGGCCGGCATGCTGGGTGGCATAGGGGCTGCCGTTGGCATGGGGTTGGGCGGGCCGCTTGGCGCCCTTGCCGGTGGTGCCTTGGGCTCGCTGGTAGGGGGCTCGTTTGGCGGCGGTTACGATGACCCCGACTTTATGTTTGGCACGCAAGAAACAGCCGCCGGTTTGCTCGCTGCTCAACAAACACCCTTTGGCACCGTAGGCCTGGTTGCGGCCGCCACTGAAAATCTGTCGCCAGAAACGATGCAGCGATTCAGTGACTTCGTCGCGCAGCTCGACAGGCAGATTGCGACCAATCTCACTCAGGCAGAGATTGAGGCAGCGAAAGAGGCTGCTCAAAATGCTCGGCTTCCACGAGTCAGTGTAGGCGCCACGCTCACACCTGACGAGTTGGTATTTGCCATTCGTGATCGCTACCAGGCCATTATGGAGTCGCTGGGTGTGAGTCGCGGTGGCATTACCTCTGCCGACCCGGGCGAGTTTGCCCAGCAGATAATGCGCAACTTTCAGAGCTTTACCCAACCGCGCATTGGGGTGCAGCAGCAGCTGGCGCAGTTAATGCCTGCTATCGAGCAAGAGGCCAATATGCTGATGCGGCTGCGTGAGGGTGTTGGCGATGCTTCTGCGCGCATATCCGACTTTCTCACCGGTCTCGTTACTGGCCCCAGCTCCGTGTTGGCGCCGCGTGAGGCGCTGGCCAATACCCGCGCCCGGTTTGAAGAACTGGCAGCGCAAGCGCGTGCAGGCGACATGCAGGCTTTGCAGCAGGTCTCCGGTGCTGGTCAGCAGCTGCTGGATATTTCGCGCAACCTGTTCGCCTCAAGCCCTGAATTTTTTCAGCGTTTTGATTTTGTGCAGTCAACCCTGCAAGACCTGCAAACCAACGCGCAGGCGCAGCAAGATCGCGCCGGCACCTTGCTTTCTGAGATTGGCATACAAATACAGTCTGGCAATCAGGAGCAAGGGCGGCTGCTCACAACAGCCACGGATCGGTTAACGGATCTGGTTGATCAAATGCGTGAACTCAACGACAGCCTGCAACGAGAGCTCGGCCTGACATGATTCCCGGCAATGACATTCTGGGCGATGTTGCCATTGGCGATACCGCCGCCGATGAGCTTATCGTCGCCGATAAAATCAGTCAGTTGTTGGCTGACTCTGGCGCCAACAGGGTGTACCTGCTGGAGGCAACGCCGTATGACCCTGGCGCAGAGGCGGAGACCACCGTGCGGCTGTCAGGCCCTATACCGTTTCGCACCAAGCCAACGGATACGCCAGCCAACGCAAGCTACCAGCCGCGGTTGCGTAACCCGTACAACTATTCGGTGAACTTGTGGCAAAACAACCGGGTGCTGGGTGAGCGCAAGCCCAGCTTTGGAGCCGTTGTTATCGACAACCCCGACGGCGGGCTGGATAACCTGCTGGATTATTACTGGGATGGTCGCCAGGTAAACATCAAGGTGGGCACACCAGACTTCACGTTTGCTGAATTCGAGGTGCTGTTTTCTGGCACGGTCTCTGACATTGAGTGGAGCGATACAGAGCTCAAGCTGAACATTCGCGACCCAGGTGTCAAGCTGGATAAACCCATCCAGACCACGTTGTACGCTGGTACCGGTAGTGATGAAGGTGGCAGCGAGCTCAAGGGCAAGCCCAAGCCGCTGTGCTACGGCATTGCCCGGGAAGTGAAAGCAGTGCTGGTTGACAACGTTGACCTGATATATCAGGTCCACGATGGCAGCGTTGATGAGATCACCGCCGTCTATGACAAGGGCGCTACGCTCACCGATGAAGGCGACGTGGCCGATCTGCGCGCGGCGCCGGCGCCCAGCGCTGGCGCGTTTAAAACCGATGAAGCCGCAGGCCTGTTCCGGTTGGGTGCGTCGCCCGATGGGCAGGTAACAGCCGATGTGCGCGGCGACAACAGTGGCGGGTTTGTGTCTGCAGCCGCAGATATAGCCAAAAGAATTTTGACCACCAAGGGCGCACTGGTGACGGCAGATCTGGATGAGGCCTCATTCAACCGCGTAACGGCCTCAAGCCCGGCGGCTGTCGGTATAGCTATACCCGATGAGCAACGCCAAATACCTGAAGTGCTCACCGAGTTGATGGCTAACATTGGCGGATTCTGGACTCACCGTCGTAATGGAAAATTGCGTGTAGGTGTTTTGCAGGCGCCTGGTAGTGCCAGCCTGAAGCTGGGGCAGGCCGATGTGTTCGGTGTGGTATCACGCCGCCATGCGGGCAGGCCGGCAGAAACTGTGCGGCTGGGGTATGACCGAACCTGGACGGTGCAGCAAGAGGGCGCGCTTGCCGCCTCGCTCTCTGCCGACGAGAAAGCACTGCGCTCCAACCCGCACCGATTTGTTGAAAGCAGTGATGCCACCATAGCCAATAAGCATTTGCTGGCAGATGTGGTGGAGCGGCTTACTGCGATCGACAGTGACACCGACGCGCAAGCAGAGGCAGACAGGCTGCTGGAGCTGCTGAAAACGCGGCGGCACATTTACAAAGTGGGCATCGGCTGGCGCCTGTTCGCTCTTGATCTGGTCGACACCGTTACGCTCGACTTGCCGCGCTTTGGGCTTGATGGCGGGGTTGATTATCGAATCATCGGCATAACCGAGAACGCCGCCGCAAACTCGGCAGAATTGATTTTGTGGGGATAGTAAATGGCATTCCGATTGCTCAAAGACGCCTGGGTAGAAATCGACGGCGTTGATATCAGTAGCCAGGTGCGCCGCATCGGCATCCTGTACGAAGAGCCTTTTGTCGACGTAACCACCATGGGAGGCGACACCCGCGTTAATCGCGGCTCGCTCAAGAGCTGGCAGTTTCGGCTGGAAGTCGCCAGTGATTTTACCGACGGTGGTGTAGACGAAACGATCTTTGGCAAAGTTGGTACCGAGGTTCGAATACGCGCCGCCAGCGCGCAATCCGGTGCTCTCGCGGCCAATCCAATTTATGACGGCAAAGGTCTGCTGCAAAGTTTCACGCCCTTTGGTCAGCAGGTGGGCGAATTCGCCGTTCAGCAATTTCGCATCACACCGCGTGCTGCGCTGTTCCGCTATGCGGAGTCGTTGCTGCTCAGTTTTGCCACAGACGAATATGAGAGGAAAGGCGTTGTGTCTGGATTTTCTGACCTGATTACGTTCACCCGGGCAAGCACAGCTACCTACTGGGATGAGAACGGGGTGTTGCAAACCGCGGCTGTCAATGAGGCTCGCTTTGATCATGACCCTGCCGATAACTCCGCGCTGGGGATGTTGGCGGGGGAGCAGCGTACTAATTTAAAGTTGCATTGTCGTGATTTGACTGCGGCCAGTTGGTCGGGTAGTGCAACGGCGGCACGTGATACTGTGGGCATAGATGGGGAGGCAAATTCTGCAACAACGTTGACCGATGACGATGGGGCTGTGTCAGAGTTTAGAGTTCAGACTGTCACTATTCCCAATGATTCAAATAGTCATGTTGTTTCAGCTTTTGTGCTAAAAGACGCCGACGAAACCCGGTTCTCACTTTTTCGTTACCGGCTCCTGCTGGGTTCGACTGAGCTCGATTACAGGGCGTTGTTAAATACTAAAACGGGCGCATTCCTTGCTGGTATAGATGCTTCTGCATCTGACGTCACGGTCAAAGATTGCGGCAATTGGTGGCGTCTGTCAGTGGTCGTTACCAATAACAGCTCAGGTAACACGACGATCCGCGCAGAAATTTACCCGGCTGCGCGGTCGGACATGGCGGCTACCACCTTCGATGTAACGGCTACGGGTGCGATTGTTTATGATTTTGGTCAGATAGAGCTTGACTCCGTTGTTCCGACTAGTCCAATAGAAACTGGCGCTAGCACGGTTACGCGATCAGCAGATGCCGTGTCCTCCGCGATAGGTGATGACTTCAACAGCGCGGCATTCTCGCTTGTTATTGAAGGTGTGGCGCCGCCCGCCTTTGAAGATTTCCAGCCGCTTTTTGAGTATAGCGACGGCAGTTCGAGTGATTACGTGAGGGGCGCATTTTTTGCCGACGGAACCCTTCGGATTGCAATCGTTTCGGGGTCAGTAACTGTTGCGTCAGCGGTCAGTTCTGCGATGAGTGGCGATGCCAATTACAAAGTTGCAGTGCGATGTGAAAAAGACAATTTCGGGATATGCTTTAACGGTGGAGCCGTAACCACAGATTCTGCCGGAGACGTGCCGGTCGGATTGACAACGCGGCGATTTGGGGCAGCTCCCCAGACTTTGACTGGGTCGTTAAATTCTACGATCAGCATAGTGCGCGAGGAGCCTCGCGGACTCACCGACGCTGAACTGCAGCTGGAGTCTACGCTATGACCCTGTATTTAAAATCCGGCACCAAGTCTACCCTGGTGTCTGCGCTCGGCGCAGCTGGTTTGACGTTTGTAGGCGAAGACGACCAAGAGCACGTTGTTGCCACAGCCAGCCCGAACGGTATTCGTGTTGATGTTAAATGGCATGGCCAGATCAAGCAGCTGGCGGGTTACGACGAAGAGTTCGAACCTATCTGGACTGAGCATACCGGCTGGCACGCCGATGTGAAAACCGACGACCAGGTTGTTATCGATGCGCTGGCCTACGTCACGCTCGATCCGCCGCCGGCAACGCCTTATCACAAATTTGCAGGTGACTAATGGCGTTCCTGATCGCATCACCGAAGATCGGCGACGACGCAACCATTCAGGCTGCCGGCAGCGAAACCTCGGACCAGCCCGCCACCAACCTGCAGACTATGCAGCCATCGGAAGTTTGGCGTGCCACAACGCTGGGCAGCGCCTACGTTGAGTATGAGTTGGCCACCTTGCGCACAATTGATCTGGTGGCACTGCTGTACCACAACGGCAGCCCGGACGCGATGGTGCGAGTGCGTGCCGCCAGCACTCAGGCAGATCTCGCCGCCAATCCGGGTTATGACTCGGGCCCGCTTATGGCTCGCTGCGAGAAAGACTCACGCACGCTGATCTGGACAGATGAAGACGACAATCCCGCCGAGGGTGAGTACACCTACCAGCACTTTGTGCTCGACCTGGGCGGCGCCGGCAAACGCTACAGCTGGTGGCGCGCTGACGTAATCGACGCGCAAAACCCTGATGGCTACATAGAGGTCGGCCGACTGTATCTGTCGGCTGCTGAGCGCCCGGGAAAAGCGCCGCGCTATGGCTGGGGCATGGGGTTGTCAGACGGTCAGCAGCGTACCCGCGCTTTCGGGCGGCAGCTATTTACCACAGAGAAATCCACCGGCAAAACCCTTGAGATGGCTTTCGGCTCTGGTAGCGAAACAGACATGTGGGATTCGCATTTTCGCCTGCAGCGATTGCGTGGCACATCAAAGGATGTGCTCGTGGTGCTCGACACCACCAAGACGGCCCGTATGCGCGATTGGACGGTGTGTGGCCTGCTAAGCGATCCCCAGCCGTTGGTCAACGAGACCATAGGCTTTTACCAAACCTCACTTACTGTAGAAGAGCTTATACCCTAAATGGCATTTCAACTCGCTGACATGGTTCGGGAGACTACCCAGACCGGCGGTACAGGTACGTATAGCCTGGGTGGCGCCATCGATCGCTATCAGACATTTGTCGACGGCGTGGGTGATGGTAACTCCACCTACTACAGCGTTATCAGCGACAGCGATTTCGAGATTGGCATAGGTACAGTTGCAGTTGGCAGCCCGGATACCCTCAGCCGGGATACTGTGCTGGCCAGCTCTAATGCTGATGCCGCGGTGAGCTGGCCTGCGTCAGGTACGCGTACAGTCATTACCTGTTACCCGACAGGGCGCAACGCCCTGTTTGACAACAATCAGGATCTGACGTTGTTGCGCGATCTGATTCTGGCCCGTCATATTTTGCTGGGCACCACCACAACGCAAGTGCAGGGTCAGGCCAGTGTATCGAACATTATCGATTTTATTGCGGGAGCCGGCGGGAGCATAGATGTTCGGGTTGGTGGTACGCCGGTAGACAGGTTCCCGTCGGGAACTCGCATGCTGTTTCAGCAAACCACGCCACCTACAGGGTGGACTAAAGAAACGGGTGGAACCTACGACGACACAGCTCTTCGTATCGTTACCGGGGCGGTTGGCAGTAGAACAGCTACTTCAGCATTTAGTACCGTGTTTGGGAAGACTGCTACAGATGGGCACACGCTCACCGTAGCGCAAATGCCTGTGCACAATCACACTCAGCGTGCCAATGAGGTGGTCGGTGTCACTCTCGGTACCGGTGCGTCCGCCCTTGATCCAGATCCGGACACTATGATTGTCACCGCTGGCTCGACGGCCAATGCGGGTAGTGGCAACGCGCACTCACACAACATGGATATCCGAGTCAATTACCACGACGTAGTTATTGCTGCGAAGGATTAAGCGTGCTTAAAAGATCAGGCGAAACTGGTGACTATTGCCCGTTTGTCAGGAAGAAATGTCTCGAAGGTCAGTGTGCTATGTGGACCCACGTTCGGGGCAAAGACCCGCAGACCGGTGCCGATATAGATCACCATGGTTGTTCGCTGGCCTGGCTTCCGGTTCTGCTGATAGAGAACGCCAACGAAACCCGAAAAACGTCTGCCGATGTTCAAAGCTTTCGCAATGAAGTTGCCGCAACGGTAGAAGCCTTTGTGCCAGGATCTCGCCCCGGGATAGAGCGAGCCCGGCAGCTGGTCGGAAAGACCTGACCGTCGATTTTGCTAGACCTTCCGGAGGTGCCATGAAAAAAACTGCCATCGCGGTGGGCTTGTTTGTGCTCACCATTATCGCCGCGCTGTATTCAATGAACAGCGAAGCGCAGCCACGGGTTGCGCTCGGCACCACGTTCAACAAATCATCGCTCACCTACGGCGAGGTTTCCTACGAGTGGCGCAGCTGGGAGGCTGCGTTAGGCAGAGTGGGTGAAGGCCGTACCGACCAAGGCAATCAAAGCGTTGTCGATGTCTACTCAGTCTCCTATCTGGTTCGGCCCGCTTGGTGTGTGGGCAACTTCTGCAGCTACTTCCGTCTGGGCGTCGCCAGGGTAGACACCTCGCCGCTGGTTGGTAGCAGCAACTACCGAACGGGCATCGGCATCGAGCACAGGCACATTGCGATCGAGTACTTCCATATCTCGTCTGCTGGTATCCACAGCAACAACACCGGCATCGATGGCATTGCGCTGAGGATATACCTCTCTCCGGACTGACAGGTGGCACCATGGCTGAACTAATCCTGACACGACACTCCTACTCGCCAACGGAAACCATGGGCCACCTGCGCCTGCCAGACGGCCGCGTACTGCACACCATCGAGCGGCCGTGGATTCCCGACAAAGAGGCTGGCTCCAAACCGTTCAAAAGCTGCGTGCCTGATGGGCCCTATGACCTGGTGCCGCACCACGGCGATGACTGGACGGAAACTTGGGCGCTGGTCAATCCGGCGCTGAAGGTGTGGCACTACGAGAAAGACATGGACGGCGCCGGTCGCTATGCCTGCCTGTTCCACCCCGCCAATTGGGTAGAGAACGTTGTTGGGTGCATCGGCCCGGGGCTGGCCCGCACCATCTTTAGAGACCGTGATGAGCTGGGTGTTACCAGCAGCCAAGCGGCCATGAATATTCTGCGCAATATGCTCCACCCGGGTGCCCGTGGGCACCGGTTGATTATTCAGCCGCATCCAGGGGCGAGGATCAGTCAGGATGGATAGGCCGCTGAGCCAGTTCGGCGGCCGCCGCTTTCTACTCTGCTTGGGCTGCGGTATCGCCTGCACGGGGCTGGTTTTCCTCGGCAAGATAGATGCAGGCACATTTCGCGACATCATCATCGCGACGATCGGCGCGTATATCACCGGCAGCACCTGGCAAAAAATTAAATCTCGCGGTGGAGAGGTTGGTGATCCCTGATGTTGGCGCCGCAAGATATCACTCCGATCTTCTGGGGTGCGGTCGGCGGGTTATTGCTATTCGCTCTCAGCATCTCGGCTGTCGTCGATTTCTTCATCTGGTGGCACTGATATGAACATCAAGCTTATTGCAGCATCGGCACTCATAGCGTTTATCGCGGCGTGGCAGGTTCAGGCGTGGCGCTACGGAGGGGCCATAGAGAAAATTGCGCATGCGCATACTGAGGCGCTTCGACAGGCTGAGTCAGATGCCAGAAAAGCCGAGAAGGAGCTATCCAGTGTTACGGCGGAGATTGACCGGTTGTCCGAACAAGCCCGAGAGAACGTCCGTGTTGTGACCGAGACCGTCGAAAAAGAGGTGATAAGATATGTGGAAACAGATCCTTCAGCTGGCGATTGTCAGCTGTCTCTTGGTTGGGTGCGCGCACACGACAACGCCACCCACGCAGAAATGCCCCAAAATCCCGCCCCCTCCGGCGCACCTGATGACGCCGCCGGCCCGGCTACAGACGTTGACGCCCTTAGAGCCGTCAGCCGCAACTACCGAACCTGCGTCGGAGAGCTACAGCGGCTGAGTGGATTGCAGGCTTATGTCGAGCAAGTATGTCTGGTTGAGCGGTAAAGCTGAAACGGCAGTGCCTGCAAAATGCCTCCAGTATTTTTATCTCAGCTTTAGTTTATTGATTTAAAAGCGCTTTATTTTTTGTTTGTACAATCCATCATGGGCGCAACACAGAATCGCCTGTCCAGTCCCTTTCCCACATAACCCGCGCCGTCCGTGGGTTTCCCGCCATTTTCAGCGTCTTGCAGCATCATTTTGCCTGTTTATTAAATAACCTATTTCGCCCCATAATCTACCATTTCTACCCGTTTTTGCTATTGTAGTGCCTCCAGAATGCCCCCAAATTTTTGGAGACACCGAGTGTGGCGACGATAACAGCAAGAAAGCGCAAATCCGGCACCCAATATACGGCCCGAATCAGGGTGAAGCGGGACGGCCAAATTGTACACCAGGAGTCGGAGACTTTCGCGCGAAAGGCTCTGGCGAAGGCCTGGGCAGACAAGCGGGAAGGGGAGCTGAGAGTGCCTGGTGCGCTTGAGCGATTAACCCGCGTAGGTGTATCGGTGGGGCAGGTGCTCCAGTGGTATCTCGATGATTATGATGGGGTCAACAAGTTTGGCCGATCAAAGAACACCTCGTTGAATCAGCTGATTAATGATCCTGAATTGGCTGGGCTGGATGCGATGTCGCTGACTTCGGGGCAGATGGTTGCGCATGCCAGGCGGCGCCTAGGTAATGGGGCGGGCCCTGCGACGGTGAATAATGATTTCATCTGGTTGCGCACGGCCATGCGCGCAGTGCGTATTGGTCGCGATCTTCCTCTGGATTTGCAAGCCATTGATGACGCCGCTTTTATATGTCGCAAAGAGCGATTGATTGCGAAGTCTTCTCAGCGCGATCGTCGCCCGACGCTCTCGGAGGTCGATAAACATCTCAAGCACTTTTCTGAGCGCGACGGGCGGGCGCAGACTCCGATGGTTGATATTATACAGTTCGCGCTGTTCAGTAGCCGGCGGCAGGAGGAAATTTGCCGTATCCGCTGGGCGGATGTGGATCGTGATAAACAGCGGGTTTTAGTGAGGGATATGAAGCACCCGAAACAGTTGGTTGATACCTGGGTGTTTGTACCCGACCTTGCCTGGCAGGTTTTGCTGAGGCAGCCAGAGAGTGAAGATGGGCGAGTGTTTCCGTACAACAGCAAAACGGTATCTTCTAATTTTACCCGTGCATGCAAACTACTGGGGATAAAGGATCTTCGGTTTCACGATTTGCGGCATGAGTGCATAAGCTGGCTGTTTGAGCAAGGCTGGGATATTCCTCGCGTGGCCTCGGTGACTGGGCACAAGGCGTGGACTTCGCTGCAGCGGTATACGCACCTGGAGCAGGTGGGGGATAAATACGCGGATTTCACGCTGCGCTAGATTTCAGGCGTTTGTGATCGTGGCGGGCCTGTTCTTTGAGCTGGTCCAGCCATTCTGCCAAATCGTGGGCGTTGATAAGCCATTCGGATTTCTGCGAGCCGCCGCGAAAGCAGGGCACCGGCAAGTCCTGGTGTCGGGCCTTTGATGCGGCCTTTGCATAGCTGAGCCCAAAGTATTTATCGCAGCATGCCATCAGCGGTATGTCTGCGGTTTCGTACTCCAGCATCAGTGCCATAAATGTTGACTTCATCGGTCACTCCTGCGTGATAGTGGGACAAAGTGGGGTGATATAACGCGACACTTTGTCGTCTATTTGGGTGTTATATTTCAATTCTTCATCGCGTAGTGTTCTGCCCAAATCTCGTCGCACTTGCGTACAGCGTCATAGAAGTGTGTTGGGCCGGTAAACTCAACGAACACTTCGTTTTCCTTGGCCAGTGTCGATTTTGTGGCAGTGGTTAGAATCATCATTTCCCTGTCATCATTCATGTATGATTCCTCGCCGCGAATAGTTGGTCCCTTTCGCCAGCCGTGCATAAATTCAATGCCCATCCAGTCTCTCGCTATTTAAATATAACAACTGCCGTCACAGCGACGGCTCATTGCATTCGCCGCGCGTGCGGCTTGGGTTAGGCGTACTCAAACACCTGAGTACTTGGGTTGTCCTCGCCATCGTCATCAGGCAGCAGCGCCACCACTTTCCCAATTTCATTCAATAGCTGGGCAACGCCGCTTGGATTCCATTCTGTTGCTCGTGCTACGGCACCTCTCCATATGTCGGCGCCACAACCTTGTGACATCATTGATCTGTAATATGAGGTGGTTTCGGCTTCCTCTTTTGCCGCCTCTAGATATTCCCCGGTATTGCAACACGGGCACGGCCATGAGTGGTCGTCTGGATCATATCCGTCACTATCGGCGTCCCAAACATACCCATCGCCTCTGCATTCAAATGTTCCGTTCTGGTATTCGCACATTCTTCAATTCCTCAAATCACGCCTAACAACTGTAGGCTGTCGGACTTCGTTACGCTGCGCTTCACTCAGCCGCAGCTACTTGGGTTATACGGCCTTCCTATCCAGGCGCTCTATCTCGGCGATTAGTAGCGCAGCGGCCCGCACCAGGTCGCGCCTTGGGTCTTTTGGTTTCCACCATCTTTCATCCCACGGCCAATCCTGAGGGACTTCTTCCTCCTGGTATCTAGCCAGTGATCCGCCTAATTTTTTTCGCAATTCACTGTCAGCGTCCAGCAACCATGATCGGCATACATAATGAGAGACGTAGTTTCCGGCCGCCTGTGCCATTTCTCGGTTTTTATGCTCGTCGTCGTGTTCTGCTGTCCATCCCTCTGATGCTATTTGCCGCTGCCGTTCCTCTAATACATCTTCAATTGCTGCGCTCATAAATCACTCCGTAGTTAGTTGCCGTATAACAACAACAGGCAGCGCGACACTGCGTGCGCCTGCTGTAAGGGTTATGTGCGCTCCCGCATAGCTTCGTCAACTTCAAGCTCATCAAGCGCAGCCTGCAATTTGTTCTTCAGCTCTCGCGCAGCGTTTTTTGTAAAATGTTGTTTAATGCCGGAGAACTCCACAATAAATGGGAACACTCCAGCAGGGTCTACCAGCGTAACTTTGATGCTCATATCACACTCCGTATCGGCACATAACAAAGCCAGCAAGCGCGACGGCTGCGCCGCGCCTTCTGGCGGGGGTTAGGCGTACTCAAACACCTGAGTACTTGGGTTGTCCTCGCCATCGTCATCAGGCAGCAGCGCCACCACTTTCCCAATTTCATTCAATAG